TCCCAGTCCTTGATGTACATCCACCACTGAACGCCGTAGTTTCCGCCGTTGGCGCCCGCCTGCGCCGGCGTGGATGCTGCAGGAATGGTTGCGGACTTGCTGCTGTCAATGGGTGTCTTGGCGAGATTGCCCGAGGACGCCTTGTCGCCCATGACGCCCTCGTAAATAAAGAACGAACCGAACGTGAGAAGGGACACGATGATAGAGTACGTCAGGAACGACGTAATGCGCGACGCGAAGGGTGTGTCGACGCTGCGGCGGAACAGATAGTAATACGCCAAGAAAAGGACGATAATGCCCGTGACGACGCCGGTGACGATGAGACCCGTCTTTGAATCCTTTGCCAGAGTAATGCCAGGGGACGCCGCGGTTGTTGTCGACGAAGACTTTGCCGACGCTGCTGACGCCGCCTGTCCAGCATTGAACCCCGCAATATAGTTTGTGGACGTTGCATCGACCGGCGCGGGGGTGGAAGATGACGTTGTCGTCGTAGTCGCGCTACTGCTCATTATTAGTATGTAGGTAAAAACGGAAAGACAAAGGCGTACTCCAAGATAACTGTAACTGTATGCTCGCGTCGTCAACAATCTTCTGCAATAACTGCGGTGAGCGCGGACACCCCTTTCGAGAATGCAAGGAACCTGTATTATCTTGCGGAATCCTGCTGCTGCGCAACCGATTAAATACCTCCGAACCGACCACACTCCCAACACCTGCTGCAAACATCGATATCCTCATGGTCCGGCGCAAGGACAGCATGTCCTTCGCCGAGTTCGTGCGTGGCAAGTACGACCCCGCCAAACTCGACTACGTCCGCACCCTGCTCTCCAACATGACCCGCGACGAAATCGCTCGCTTGAACACCGAGGAATTCGAGTCCATCTGGGCGAAATTGTGGGGTAACAGCATCATCGAGCGCCGCGAACAGGAATTCCACGCCGCCTGTGACAAGTTCCGCGCCGTTCGAGGCGTCGTCGAGGGTGCAGCAAGCAACTATGTCGAACCCGAGTGGGGGTTCCCGAAGGGGCGCCGCCTCAAGTGCGAGACCGACCAGGGGTGTGCCGAGCGAGAATTCTGGGAGGAAACCAATATTCTTCGTTCCGAGTACTGCCTTGTGTCGGGTCTTCAACTCGAAGAAACCTTCCGAGGCACCAACGGAATTCCCTACCGCCACAAGTACTTTGTCGCCGTCCTGACAAAACCGCACGACATAACGCAAAAGTTCACCTTCTCACAGCGCCAGGAAATCTCGGCGATCGAGTGGAAGTCCCTCGATGAATGCCTGGGGTTGACGCGACCGCAGTACGTGCAGCGAGGCGCAGTCATACGCGACCTTGCAAACATTGTACAAACCTTTGAAGTTCGTCTTCCGCATGAATAATGGAGTCGACACTATCGGCAATCAAGGCGGCAATCCCTCGAACCTGGTTGGAGTGGTTGTTTGCCGTTCGCTCCTTTTCAGAAGCGCTCTACGTCCTCGTCGCAGGATTCGTGGTCTACGGACTGTTTTTGGGCGTGGGCGTGAGTCTATCGTTTGCTTTTGCGTTCGGGAGTTGCCAGAAAACCGACACCGAAAAGTCCATAAAGTATGCTGCAATATGGGCGGCGTATCCCACCGTCGCCTTTTACATGGTGCGGATCTTTGACGTGTTTCGCCGGATGTTTGACGACATTTTCGGGTCTTCGTGGATTTCGATAGGGTACGTCGTCGCCCTCGCCGCGCTCGCTGGGATTTTTTCGCTGTCCTCGAACTCGATTCAGGGTATATGCATTGCGTCGCTCGACGAGGCGCAGGAATTCCGGCATAAACTGGCAGCACAGCAGGCGGCGAAGGTCAGAGCAGCACAGGAGTCCACTCCTGCCGCCAAACCTACTCCATAAAGTTGTGGACGACGAGGTAGGAAACGACCGCCAGCACAAATATCCACCACCACAGCGGGAAGACGGTGGACCCCTTCTTCCCCGTCCCAAAGTCGCGCACGCGCCCTTCTTCAAAAATCAACTGAGGTTTGAAGTAGAGAAGTCCCGACACCAAAAAGAGGTAGATCGTAACCATCCACATCCGCGGATCCCCGTCCAGCGAATACATTGTATTCAGTGTGCATTTTATTTACGGTCTCGATACAATGGCTGGACAGGCGTTCGCTCTGCCGAACCGCAAGGCGTTCGCCGACTACATTGCTCGAATCTTTCTAAAATACAGAACTCTCGACAAGTCGGACGACGAAGAAGGTGTGGACGCATGCCTGACTCGCAGTTCTGCCAAGAACCGCGAGTTGCTGCCCTACCAAAAACTCGTGCGCGACTACTTGATGCTCGAATCGCCCTACCGCGGTCTCCTCGTATACCACGGTCTCGGCAGCGGCAAGACATGCTCTTCGATCGGCGTCGCCGAGTCCCTGCTCAACGACAAAAAAATATACGTGCTTCTGCCCGCTTCGCTCCAAGACAACTTCCGTCAGGAACTCAGGACCTGCGGCAACCCCATCTACATGAACAACAATTATTGGGAAACCCGCATCATCAGCAATGAAGCAGACAAGGGTCCTGCCCTTGCAATGAAGATCCCCGACGACTTTCTACGCAAGCACGGGCGATACTTTGTCACGGTTTCGGGCAAGGAATCTAACTACAATACGCTGCCTCTCAATGATCGCCGCGGAATCGACGCGCAAATATCGGCGCTCATCGACGCGAGGTACACGTTCATAAACTACAATGGTCTGAACTCCGAAAGCGTGAAAGTTCTCATCCCCGAAGAAGACGCAAAGACCTCGACGAAATTCGATAACTCTGTCGTCATAATCGACGAGGCGCACAACTTGATTTCCCGCGTCATCAGCGACTCGGCGATCGGCAAGCGACTCTACGACGCCATCTATTATGCAAAAGACTGTAAGGTTGTTCTTCTATCTGGGACGCCCGTCATCAACCGTCCCAACGAGGTCGCCTACTTTATGAACCTTCTGCGGGGACCCATCGAGCACATTCTCATCTCCGTCAAGGAAATGCCCACGTGGGACGAGGCGGGGATGAAGACCTACTTTCAAAAGATGCCTGAAGTGGATACCGTCGAGTTCAACAGCGTCAAGCGCACGATTCAAGTGACGCGGAACCCTCCCCACTTTCGCTCGATCTACGGGTCCAAGGGCGACCGCATTGCCGTCAAGTACGACGAGGCGCTCGAGTACAAGAACGCAAAAGACTGGGTCGAGTCGAGTGTGCGCCCCACCTTTCCCACCACGTTTCCCGGTGGAGTCCTTGCTGCACGCGAGTACATCAATATCGAGTACCTCGAGTGCCTGCCCACCAATTTTGCCGAGTTCATGAACACCTTCATCGACGGACTGAACGTCAAGAACGCCCTGCTCTTCCAGAAGCGCATCCAGGGTCTTGTTTCGTACTTCAAGGGGAGCGACGAACGCATGCTGCCCAAGCGCATCGAGGACGACAAGATGCTCGAACGGATCGAGATGTCCGACGAGCAGTTTAATGTTTACCTCGAGCGCCGCTGGAAGGAGATTCAAGCAGAGAGCAAGAAATCCAGCAGCGGCGGACTGAATGACGACTTTTCCTACTATCGCGTCCTGTCGCGTCTCGTATGTAACTATGCAGTCCCGCTCGACCTCCGCAAACTGCTAGGAGACCAAGAGGATATTCAGGAAGAGAACAAGGAGGCGGACAAACACGTCATTCTGGACCGCTTGCGCGCAAACCCAGACAAGTACCTCCGCGACGCCGGTCTCGCCATCTACTCCCCCAAGATGCGCAAGATGCTCGCCAACATCAAGGAAGAGGGTTTCAACAACCAGTTCATTTACTCGCAGTACAAGGAACTCGAAGGTCTTGGAATACTGACGGCAATCCTGGACGCCAATGGGTACCAGCGCTACAAGTTTGTCAAGGATGGCGGCAAGTACCGCGAGAGTCCCGACATGGACCCCTCCAAACCCGCCTACGCAATGTATACCGGCGACGAAGATCCTGTTGAAAAGGAACTCGTGCGGTGCATTTTTAACGAGGACTACAAATCCATACAGGCGAAGTATCCCGAGCACGCAACCTCGCTCTTTGAAAGCATGATGACGAGAGGGAGTGGCAAGCACATCCTCTGCATTCTGATGGCGACATCGTCCGGCGCTGAAGGTATTAACTTGAAAAACGTGCGCCGCCTCCACATTACGGAACCCCACTGGAACCCCGCCCGCCACGATCAGGTCATGGGTCGCGGTATTCGTCTATGCTCCCACGCTACCCGCCAAATTCTCCAGTCTGGCAGCACCTTTACGGACCAAACTATTCCCATCGAAGAGCGCACCATCCGCATCTCGTTCTACCTTTCGGTATTTTCAAAAGACCAGGCGACATCGGTCACCGCCTTCAACGTCGTGCCCATTCGGCGCGCAGATACGAGACCCAAGCGCTACGATGCGCCCCCGGGCGAGGAAGGCGCCCGCGCTCCCGAGGCGTTCTTATCCAGCGATGAATTCCTCTATGAAGTCTCCTACGAAAAAGGCAAGATTACCGAAGGCATTTCCAAACTCATCAAACAGGCAGCCGTCGACTGTGAAATTCATCGTAAACTTCATAGTCGCGAAAAACCCGTTCTTCAATGCCTGCGATTTGATTCTACTGTCAAGGGTGAAGACCTCGCATACAACCCCAACTTAAAAGACGACGAGCGCGACGAAACCTATCTTCGCAATATCGTAAAACGATCGCGCCGCCTCCAGCGCATAAAAATCAAGGATATTGTATTTCTCGTCGATCCTGATTCTAAAGAGGTTTTTGACGAACCTGCATTTGGGGACGCCAATCGATTGCTACGGATCGGAACGCTGACTCCTACCAGCATCCAGTTTTTTACGGGGATTTCGTCGTAATGATGGACTCCAGGAATGCATCGCATATCTTGGACCACGGGCGACTCTTGGCGACTTGGATGCACTTTTCACGCGTACTGGATCCGAGCATCGATAGCGCCTTCTCGAGCGCCTCGCAGACCAACTCGGGCGTCGACGTGTGCTCAATCAAACCCACACCTGCTCCCTGCTGCATGTACTCGTAACTGGTAATCGGAGCAAACGCCGCAACCTCCTCGTTCATGAAGGCGCGGTATCCCCCCAAATCCAGAACCACCTGCGGCGCCCCCGTTGCTAGGTGCTCCAATTGGCACAGACCAAACCCCTCGCCATTCGCCGTGTTAATGCCAATATCGCAGGCGTTGTACAACTGGTTAATCGTGTCGTCGTTGTAGTATGTAGACGGAGGCGTCGTGTCAATCGTCAGAAGGCGCGTGCCGTACATGGGCGCCTCCAGTCCATGCTTCTCGAGTTCGTTCAGGTAAATCTGAAGGGGGTTGTAAAACGCTCCTCCTTCTTGTTTCACCGACGTGATAAAGACCATATAGAGGGGGGCGGTCGGGTTCTTCTTGAGGAGACGCACGAACGCCATGATTGAAAGATCGAGGCGCTTCCGCTGACTGTTGCGGTTGATGTTCAGAATTACCTTTGCATCCATCCCGAGATTCAGTTGCTTGCGAATTGCCATGCGCTCGCCGTCGCTCGCCGGTTTAAACACCATCGTGTCGACACCGTGCTCCAGGACATCGATCGGCAGCGTCGCGGTCGTCAGGCGCGTCTTGAGGTGCGCCTTCCACGACTCGGTAAAGCACAGGATGCGGTCCGCGGTGTTTTCAATGTTGCGCAGCAGACCCATGTCGGCACCCTCGTACACTTGGTCCAGATAGACCCAGATCTTGTAGGTTTTTGGGACATCCTTGATGGCGTTCAGGAACTGGTTGACGACGATGGGGTCGTTGTAAATCATGATGACGTTGGGGGAGACGGTATCGACGTACTCCTTGAACTTGTTGAAACCAAACCCCTGTTCGCGCGGGTCCTCGTTGGCAGCAGCGTCGTACTGAATGACGTTCTGAAGTGCACGCATTGGGGTCTGCGTACGTGCAGGTGACCGCTGAAACCCGAAATGAAATACCTTGACAATCGGGTGCAGCGTCGCGAGTTGCTTCAACAGGTTGTGCGATACCTTCGAATACCCCGTCACCTGTTCGGTGTGCGTGCTGACCAGCAGGAAACGAAGCGGTGCCATTATTACATTACTAATTTCTGAATGTCTAAATATAATACCGAATGGCGAACGTAGCAGCAAAGTATACCAACAACTCGAACGTGATTTTTGCGCCCAAATTCAAGAGCGCATCGGAAGTGACAGAGTACAAGAAGCGCATGGCGAACGCGGCGTATTATACTTCGAACACTGCCGACCAGAAGCGCGCCTATTCGTCGACCTACACCACATTCTTGGGGGCGAACGTCTACATGATCCCAAACATCATGCGCACTGGGGTCACAAACACGAACGGGTTCCAGCAGCGCCCCGAGAAGAACGCGCCCGGGTTTAACAAATGGTTGCCTTCGTAAGGATAATGTCAGAGGACAAACCCAAAGCAGACCGCCTTCGTGAGTGCATTGCAGTCCTGCAAAAACTCACGAAAGAATTTGGTATTCCGTACGAATCCCCTGAGGTGCAAGAACTCAAGTCCAGATTCGACCCCTACATTGCCGACGGAACGCCCTGGAACGGGACGGTTTCGTTCAAGGTCTACGGACGCATCGCGCACGTCAATTTGCCGAAGCGCGCGCGGTCTTCCGTCGAAGTCGTTTTGAAGTCCTGCCGGAAGTAGACTGGCGGCGGCGGCGCTTCGAAACTGATTTGGTTTTGCGGAAAGTCCCCCGCCGCCTGCGAGTATTGCGGCGCTTCTTCCTTGCATCGCCGCCTCTCTTCGCGGTCAAACTTTTATAATGGTCAAAAGCGTCGTCGTATCTAGATCCGTACTTGTCCAACTTCTTCTTGCATTTTACGGGGTCAGGGGTAGGTTGCATACAATAGTCGAGTTT